TTGTCATTTGATTTGACAAATTTTTTTTCTATCTTATCAATCAAACGAAGTATTTCATTACGTTGACCGGCCTCATAACGTCTGAGGCCTATCTGATACTTAAGAAGCCTTATTAGTAACTCTTTCTGTGTCATTTGTGAATGGCGATGCTATTTCGGAACGTGATTGTTCATCTTCAAAAGTGACATTTTCTTCAATAATTCCGGCTTTCTTGTAATTGTAGAATAGCGTTTCTTTTGATATTGCCCCGCCTTGCCATGCCAGCATGATAGATGTAAGCTCCTGGGCTGTTAACTTGGTAGGCAAAAACTCCCTGTTTATTTCCAGGGAAAAATCATCAACATTATCAGTTATCCACTTCAAATAATACTTAATCGCAAGAGTTAACCCATTTGATAAAGTGCTGGCCATGTCTGCCAGTATGCTTTCTTCACCGCTCATTCTGCGTTCAAGCGTTCCCTCTGCTTCAACACCTGCTTTCTGTGGTTCCAGCATCTTTGCTCCAAGCGATGCCATTTGCATTTCTTTCTTCTCTAGGTTTTCCTTTAATGCTCCAAAATTTCCTTTTACTTCCAGTATTTCAGCCCTGGTATCTGGGTCAGGAAATGAATTCGCAACGCTAGAACCAATATAAATAACCTTTGTAGTGTCTCTATTGCCATAGATGAACATGCTAGGAAGCCCAGACAGGAAGCAGCCCCGCTCGTATGCAGACGACATTACATAATGGTGCATATTGATATTCACCAGGTCGATCAGTGGCGGTATTTCTGCTTCCCAGTCTAGAGAATCCACGCCGATAATTACAAACGGGATATAATCAAGTGAACCGCCCTTAATTTTAGGTATTATCTCTTCTATAAGCTCTTCTTTGCCGGTTGCTATGCTTACCTCATAAATCCTTTGAATATATACGCCGTTTTCTAACTTTAAAATACGATGTATTTCTTTTTGATTTTCGAGTACGCCATCGAGCAACCTGACCATTCCGCCTTGTTTCCAATCGAGTATAGACTCTGCCACATATGGCACAATAACAGGCTTATTGCTGAAATCCACAAGAAGGCCAACACGGCCAACAGTAAGAGATTCAAGCGCGCAAAATTTAGAAAGCTCGACATGATCAAAATCCAGTTCAAAATTATCGCTCTTAATCGGGTCTTTCCTAAACATCAGCCCACGTAAACCTATCATGGTTCGCCAACTGGCATTATAGAACGGTGTCATATGCAAACGCTTTTTGTAATCCTCTTGTGTTTCTAGTGACAACATCGGTAGCCACTTTTCGCCGCCCGCGTGCACCTCATCCTCACCGGCTGCGGCGGCCCTGCACCGCTCCCAGCGCTTTTGCATTGATATGTAATCATCATTATAAAATTTCATAGCCCGCCGCCAATATTTACTTTAGTGCTGTTTCTAATTATCGGGAATTTTCTTGCAATAAAATAACCCATAGCATCACACCAATCATCTATGGATGGGTGCGTATCGAACTTCTCGGGCATGCCTTTATCGTCATATCCTTGTGATTCGATTGCTTCGGTTAATTTTTTGCATTTGTTTGTATTTATGAATAATCGATTATGCGACAACATACCATTGACAAAATTAATTCTGTCCCTTATTGCTGGGTTTTGATTGGGGGCATCAACGTAATAACCTGCTTGACTTATCAAGTCAATATCAGACTGGGAAGCGTTTGTACGCTGGCTTTTCCCGCTTGCATCAGGGTAAATTATCGCCCTATGCTTTCCATATTGGTTTTGCAAGCGCATAATAAAATCACGCGTGTCATAAGACACAAACTCATCGACCGCGTAACATCTATCAGCATCACTCAAAAATACAGTCGCACAACACCCGCCAATGTTAAAATCAAGCCCTACCTCTATTATTATGTCATTTGATTGCAAGACTCTATCAGTGTGATGTTTTTGTCTATCAAAAAAATGGTAGACTTTGTTTTGTGTGAGCGATACAAAATCGCCATTGATGTACAAATCAGCTAGTACAGGATCATAATTTGCCCTTATCTGATCTACATAATCATCTGGTAGATAAGGATTGCTCCATGTGCTGGCTTTGATTATTGGCCATTCTGGATCAGTAGATTGCCCCCATTTCTGGTAAACAAACCCGTGGAATCCCTGGTCAGGCGTGGTAACAATGCCTATTGTGTTAGGCGCCCCAATGTTTTGCCGGTTTCTTTCTACCACCTTACGCCAGACTATTTCAGCCTTTTCTCTCGGTATTGTGTCTATCTCATCGACTATACTATGAGCTACTTCATAAGCAACAATACGTTCAGGCCTCTCGTACGATCTAAAAACTATCCTGCTACCAAGCCAAGGGAGAGAAATCTGATATGATGTATTGTTAACCTCGTAAGGCAAACCATGCCGCTCAAATAACTCTATTGTCCCAGCCATGGCCCTAAGCTTAATAAGGTCGTATGACGGCATATAATACGCCCCATCGATGCCTTTTTTGTGCATCATCTTAAGTAACAACCTTATTATTCCTGCTTGTGTTTTGCCACTTCCAAGGCCGCCTACCATTGCTGGATACTTGGCCGTGGAGTATGCGAACCTCATTTGAGGTTCTGTTAGATCAAGGTTGATCTTTAGTGCTGCCAGGGTCTCTACCTTGTACTACATTGATGCTGACGTTGATACCCTCTTCTGTAAGAGGGTCATATTGACGTTCACGCCATAATTTAGGCTGTCTATTTTTCAGCCAAGACATTGCAGCGCCAACTTCTGGGGGGAATTCTTTTATTACGTTTTCCTTAACAACAGTTCCAGTCTTTTCATCAAAAAATGTTTTGACTTCTAAAACCTTTGCTCCAACTGCTCGTTCGTAAAGGCTACGAACTACCTTGCCATCGGCTATTTCACGGCTTTCATAGAGTGCGTCTGCTAACTTTGGATAGGTATTTGCCCATTCGTATATGGTGCAAAGCTCTATACCAAGGGCATTCGCTATTTGTTCATTACTCAATCCAAGCAATCCCATGTTATAGACTTGCTCTGGGATTCCATCGTGATACGAAAAAGGGGGGCCAACCTTCTTTTTACGTAGATCGGCCATCCCGTCAAGCTCACCAGCCATGGAGATAGATGATTTTATTGGTTTGGGATAACGTCAGCTAATGCTTGAGCATTTGCCGCTACTGCTTCAGCAGTTGCTACAACAGCGTCTAATTTAGCTTGTGTATCAGCGTCTAATTCTTGATTAGCCAATTGAGCTTGCAATGCTTCAATAGCCGCTTGGCTAGCTGCTTGGTTGGCTGCAATAGCGTCATTTAGTTCATTAATTTTGCCAGTCAATTCACCGAAAGCCTCGTTTTGCTTTTCTTGCGCTTGTTCTTGCAATGCTTTTACTTGATCCAATACTGCGCCCAACTCATTTAATTTAGTTGTCATATCTTCGCCTTTGTATATAACTTTATCGATAAAAATATAGGTATTCATATCTCGTATGATACATACATAAAAACAAAATTCAAGATTGTTTTTGTCCCTAATTAAATTACCATTAAAAACCCACATTAAAATATACGCGCAAATACCTCAAGGATTGATCAAACCGCGTCAAAAATCGATTATTTAATCGTTAGGTATATCTCACTACCATACACATCAATAAATCGACGTTTGGTGCCTTAAAATGTAAAATCGTGAAAAAGCGCATAAAACATGAGTCTTGGCGATATACCCCTTATGGATAAAGGCGTGAAGTGGTGTTGAAAAAAATCTCATTTTTTTAAGTTGTTGATTTTATTCATTTTTACCCGTTTTTCCATTTTTTTTCCCGTCGCGCGCCTTGCTGTATGCCGTTTTTCCCGTTTTTCCCGTGTTCTAAAGATATAAAAAAAATATTTTTTTCACGCGCGCGCATCACACCCTATCGCTAGATTTTATTTTGTTTCCCATACCACACCCTATAGGTTAAAAATACTAGCAAATTATATCTACCACACCCTATTAGTATTTTTATATAGTATAAGTACGTATGAGTGTATCCTATATACATATATGTCGGATTTCTTTACATATGTGTATAACTATTAAAAATATAGTATCTTTAGGATACGGGAAAAACGGGAAAAACCTTTATTCATCGGTTCTCCCACGGGAAAAAATTGGGAAAACACGGGAAAAACCTTTATTCATC